TCGACAGGCTTTGCAGCACCAGCGATCTTCTTCTGCTTAGGGGTTAGTGACTTCTTCACTTTTTGTCCTTTTTCTTAGGGGCTTTCTTCTTAGCAAACTTCTTATTAGCCGCAGCAAGAGTCTTCATGCCGTGCTTATCTTTTGGCTTACCACAGCCACATGTAGCACACATGACTACTTCTTTTTTCTAGCAGACTTGCAAGATGCACAGGTGCACTTACAACCTTTTGCTGCCTTGCCAGTTTTACATCCACATCCACATTTAGCACACATATTACTTACCTTTCTTTTTGGTTTTTTTCGCCCCTTTAGCCACCGCTGCATTATCAACGAGATTTGGGTAAGGACGTCCCGCTGCTTTGGCTCTTGCCTTTGCAGCAGACTTCTGAGATGGTGTTAGTTTTTTATCTTTGCCTGAAGGATCTTTTGTATTCCAAAATGCTTTTGCCATTAACAATCCCACTTCCTTAACGCTAATGCCTTACGAGTTGGCTTGCCATTTTTTTCCATTGGCCCTGGCATACCGCCCATTCTTGCACAAAATGATTTACGACGTGCTGCTTTTTTAGGAGACTTCTTTGCTTCTTTTGAAGATACTGGAGGTTTTAATGTTCCGCCAGTTTCACGCTTATATGATGCACGACCTTTTGCATTTAATCCACCCTCTGGATTTTTACCTTCTTTGCGTTGCCACGCTGCGGTCTTTGCCATTATCGTCCCTGACTTCTATGTGGATTGCTTTTGTGCCAACTCTTTACAGCCTTGACACCCTGCTTTACGGTAGTGGATCCACCCTTTTTTGTAAGGTTAATCTTGTCCCACTTACCCTGATTGGTATCGGTGTGTTCTACAACTACGTCGCCTTTTTTATTTTTGGAAACTTTATGAGTAACTTTTGCCTTTTTTCCAGGAGTTTTAATACCAATAGTTACTGGTTTTTCTAATTTTTTGTCTGCCATTAGACCACCGATTTCTTGTGCTTATAACGAATCTTGGCTTTAGGTTTACGGATTACTCCACCTTTTTTACTTTTCATTCCTGCTCCACCAGACTCATACTTGCTTTCAGTAAGGCTAGTCCTAATATTTTTTTGAGGCGATTTACCAGCCCGTGCACCAATTTTTGAATGACGTTGTTTCATTATTTTTTCTTAGACTTCTTAGACATTCCTGATTCACTCATTGCAATGGCAACTGCTTGTTTTTTAGATTTAACTACTGGGCCTTTTTTAGATCCGCTATGAAGTTTACCTTTTTTGTATTCCTTCATTACTTTCTCTACTTTGCCCTTAGATTTCTTCGTTGCCATCATCTTCCTCTTCTTCTAAATCTTCGTCGAGCAAGTCCTCATCGAAGTCATCTAATTCTACATCATCAAACTCAAATAGCGAAGGGTCTAATTCTTCTTCAAAATTTCCCATAGGTATTCCTAGTTGGCGTAAACCTGGAACTGAGGATCGTTGACAAGTTCTTCTGCATTTACTAGATTGCAATCAATTGTAACAACTGCATAATTATCTTTATAGCGTCCACGAGGAAGTACACGAGTTGGTACAAATACTTCATTCTGGAATACAACACGATCTTTGATGTGTGTACTTGGATCTCCTACCATTGCTGGAAGTAGACGATTTATATCTGCAACAGAAATTACAAGGCGCAAAGTATCTACTACGTAGAAGCCTCGTTCATTCATTATGTTAGTGCCACGAAGTTGTTGCGCCATAATTACTGGCATATCAAAAGGTGTTTTCCAGCGACGGCCCTTGCCAGTTAATTGACTAGATGTATCGTAAATGTCATCAAAGACTTCGGTAGGGTTTGCATCGAGATAAGCCTGATCCCACACCCACCAGTCAACCTTTGTGCCTACAGGATCACGAAGATCATCAACTATGCCTTCATTAATAGAAAGGTTTTCATAGTCGATTTTAAATCGTCCTTGGACTTTAGAACCACGCATGATGTGGATTATCCTTTATTAATATTAAAAATAAAGGACAAAATTTATTAGCCTATTTCAACCCAAGAGACGGTTTGTTCATCCCAAGCATAATTATTGCCGTCTGTTGGCATTGGAACTGGTGGTTCCCATCTACAGGTATCTTCATTAAATACCCAAGAGTTAAGGGCTTTAGGTGGTATAAAAGCATCTCTTACAGAATCATAGGTATAGCCAATACCTGCATAATTCTTACGAATATTATGATTATAAGAGGTTCTTTTACAAGTTTGACCTTTAAAATTTTCATACCAAGTTTCAGGATTTAATCCTTCTATCAATTCAGTTTCATCAATACCAACAATTACTTCGGTAACGATATTGTTCTTATCTAAAAATGCATAGTGTGCCATTATGCCCAACTCACATTTCCAGTGCCAGCGGTAATTGTTGTAATTTTTTCGCTACCACTTGTTGAAGTTGAACCAGTTAATCCAGAACCAACTGTAATTGTATAATTATTTGAATATCTAAGGATTACTACACCTGAGCCTCCAGCACCAGCATTACCATTTCCAGCAGCGTTACCGCCACCACCACCACCTGTATTAGCAGTACCAGTACCGCCATCTTCTCCGCCACCATCTTGTGCACTGTTAGCACTGTTATATCCTTTGCCACCGCCACCTCGGCCAACAGATGAACCAGTTATTGATGATGAGATACCAATACCACTTGCTCCAGCACTCCGAGTATTTCCTATTTGTCCTGCACCGCCACCACCACCGCCCGTACTATTCCCACCCTGGCCACCTGCTAAACCTTGATTAGCAGTACCAGGACCTTGCTCACCTCGACCGTTAACGCTATTACCGCCACTACCGCCGCCAGATCCACCGCCATTAGCATTAGGACTTCCGACGTGATCTGATCTTCCATAACTACCATAACCGCCACCAAGTGAAGTAATTGTAGAAAATACAGAATTAGAACCATTTGTTGGGTTATTACCTACAGCACTACCACCAGCACCTACCGTCACTGTGTAGTTAGTGGATACTGAAGGAGACAAAACAGACTCAACCGCTGAGTTCGCACCAGAAATATTTCCAGAACCAAAAGAGGTCCTGTAACCACCAGCACCGCCACCGCCACCAAAACTGTTAGCACCAGCACCGCCACCGCCTGCAATTACTAAATAACTAACTGATAATGGTAGAACGGAGGTAGTTGCAGGAGCACTTGCAGCACTTGCAGGCGATGTGCCATTTGCATTAGTTGCTGTTACTGTAAATGTATAACTTGTACTTGCAGTTAATCCTGAAACTGTAATTGGTGAAGATGAACTAGTACCAGTAAAACTACCAGGGTTAGATGTTGCAGTAAATGATGTTGCTGATCCACCTAACGCAGAAGCAGTAAATGCAACAGATACAGATACTGAATTTATAGTTGTAGCCGTACCAATAGTAGGAGCACTTGGAAGTGCAGCAGAGGTTGCACCTCTGCCCATCTTAAATGAGTTGGTTAAACTACTTCCATCAGAAATTCTTTTAACAGCCATTTATAGTATCTCCTTAAGACAACTTTTTTTTAAGAAATTTCACTTCCGTATGCATTGAATGATAAGTTGGCTGTTGAAGCATATACTGTAATAATATCAGTTGTTGCTAATGTAAGTCCAAGAGTTAATGTTGTTGTATCAGTTGCGCCTACAGTTACATCATAAGCAATATACATTGCGTTAGTCTGTGTTGCACCAGCAGGTCTAACAGAAATACGAAATGTTGCAGCAGAACCAGCAAGATTTGCTACTGTAATAGTAGATACTACCGTTGAGGTGGATGCGGGTACTGTATATAGAGTTGTTGCTGTTGTTGCTGCTGGGTTTGACTGCCCTAAGACCTTGTATACTGTTGGCATGAGACTCCTTAACTAAGATACTTATAAGGTACCTAAGTAACTCTTACTTGTAATGGTAAACAGGTAAAGGTTAATTGGTACAGAGCGGTTATGTGGGCTAAAGTGTCCCTATGAATTTGGTGCAAAAGTCCGTCTCTCAAGGGGGCAAATTAACGCCCCTAATTTTACCTCACGCAGTTACTGCTGGTATGGGCTTAATGAACCCATCTATTTTTGTTGATAATGATGGGGATATTCTTGTAAATATTCGACACGTAAATTACACCCTATATCATTCTGAAAGAGACCAAAGATTTTTTAGCCCTTGGGGGCCACTCTCATACCTCCATCCCGAACGAGATCAACGGCTAGTTACAACAAACTATTTAGGACGCCTAGATAAAGATTACAATTTAATTAATTTTACTGAGGTTGATTACTCTAAATTCAATGTCCCACCTATATGGGAGTTTGTTGGTGAAGAGGATGTCCGCATTACTCAATGGGATGGGAATTACTATCTAATTGGGGTACGACGTGATACCACGCCCAATGGGCAAGGTCGCATGGAATACTCTAAAATAGAATTAAATAAAACAAACTGGACAGCCAAGGAAGTTCAACGAGTTCGTATTCCGCCTCCCGTTGATGTTAACTCTTACTGTGAAAAGAATTGGATGCCTATCCTTGATATGCCGTATCACTTTGTTAAATGGGCTATGCCTACTGAGGTTGTTAAGGCTAATCCTGATAAGTCTGAGTGTGAACAGGTACTGGTAAAAGAAACTCCGCCGATTTCTCCTGATCAACGTGGTGGTACAAATGTAATTGCTTGGGGCAATTATTACATTGCGTTTACTCATGAAGTTGCACTTTGGAAAAATTATTTAAATCAAAAAGACTCTGTGTACAGACACCGCATGATTGTCTGGGATAAAGAGTTTAACTTTATTGGAGTTACAAATCCATTTGCATTCTTAGATACTCCTATTGAGTTTTGCGTAGGTGCTGCAGTTATAAAGAAAAATTTAGTATTAACCTTTGGCGTTCAAGATAATTGTGCTTTTGTTCTTGAGGTTCCTAAGAAGGTTGTAAATGGAATGATTACGGAGGCTATGTCTTATGGACGTTAAAGAATTGGCTTTAAAACTGGCTGAAAACCCTAATGATCCTCAGATTAATTTTGATTTAGCATCTGCTTATGAAGAGCAATTACAATATGCATCTGCTGCAGGGTTTTACTTACGAGCCGCTGAACACGGGTACAAAACTCATCCATTAATTACCTACACATCTTTGTTAAAGATGGCTCTATGTTGGGGTGCTCAAGGAGATAGAAACCGCACCGTGTACAACAACATCATGCAGGCTATTGCTTATTTACCAAATAGACCAGAAGCATATTTTCTACTATCTAGAATTAAAGAACGTAATAAAGATTATCAAGAGTGCTTTACTTATGCAGAATTAGGATTGTTATTTGCAACAAATGCTTACAACCAGCCACTTCCAGGATACGTTGAATACAACGGCACATACTGTTTATTGTTTGAAAAGGCTGTTGCTGGATGGTGGATTGGGCGCAAAGATGAAAGCAAGACCGTGTTCCAGTATCTTTTAGATAATCATGCTATGACTGAAGAATACGTAAATGGGTGCCTTAATAACTTGAAGTTGTTTATCTGATGTTTCCTAACTGGTTTAAAGATGTAGAAAAGTACTTCAGACATGTACCAAGTGTTCCACTTCGTGCACTGCAGATCGGTACTTACACAGGCGATGCCACCGAGTGGCTACTAAATAATCGGGAGATTGAATATCTAGATGATGTAGATACCTGGGAGGGCAGTGAAGAAGTCGCCCATGAATCTCTAGATTTTTCTTCAGTAGAGGCTTACTACGATTCAAGATTCCCAAAGGATGGAAAAATCCTAAAGCATAAGATGACCAGCGACGAGTTCTTTTTAAGAGGCGCTAGTTCATATAACTTCATATATATAGATGGAGACCACACCGCTCTACAGACCGCCATAGACGGTTTAAATGGCTTCAGGCACCTGGAACCAGGTGGGGTGATGGCATTTGATGATTACCTCTGGAACTACGGCGGTAAGGAGTACCTAGAGCCTAAGAGGGGCGTTGACTGCTTCCTTAATGTCTGTAAGGGTGAGTACAACATCATTGAATCTGGCTATCAGGTATGGATTGAGAAGTGTTAGATAATGCCTGCTTTGAGGTCTTTCATACTGATACTGGAAATAGATTAAGAAATAAATCTTATGAGGGCATTTTAAAATCCATGTCTTTTTTGCCTCGTCTTGACTCTCCTACCATGTATTTAAATACCGCTGATAAGGCTGAAGCATTTGTTAATCAGACACCAGAGTTTAAAGTAAATACCGTTACTGACTTTTGTAAGCCAGGGGAGACCTTTCCACCAAGTTCTGGGGTTATAGGAGTTTGGGCAAGTACTTACTTGGCTTATAAAAAGTTTTTAGAATCTGATAAAGATGTGTTAATAATTTTTGAAGATGACATAGTTATTAGTAA